CATAATAGACCGTATTCTTACCATCAGCACTAACAAGCGCCCTTGTAGCGACCGCCAGAGCGCTTTCTGCGAATTCTTTACTTTGTCCCACGCTGCGAATAATTGAACTTTCAGAGCTTATTTGTTTTTGAACGCTTCCGATATCGTTACAAGTGACTTTATGGTTAATCAAGCGTCCTGTGACGTCATAGGAACTTTCAAACGAAACAATCCGAATTTTCTCGCGGAATCCTATCGTTTCATTGATAGCCATAATATAATCACCGGCCCGTGGTTGCGTATATTGATAACCGGCTCGGGTTAAATCTTCCATATCAAGTTGGACTGATATCGAGTATGAGTTATCCACTTCAAATTTTAAGCGTTCTAACAACTTACCGGTATCTTTATAGCGTTCATCTGTTACCGGTTCGCCTTCAATACGTCCATAAATGCTAGCGAGTGGACTTTCATATTCCGACGTATATCGACCCTTACTATGGTCTTCTTCATCTTTCCACGCCCCAAGCCCACGTTTATATGTAATGAATTTGTTGATATTCTTTTCAATCACTAGTTCATTCATATTGAAATTTTTTCGGACGACCGTCGAAAGATCCGAACCGATTTTTTTAGTAATCAAGACGACTTTTCCGGAAACTGAAAACTCGAGTCCAGCAGCTTTAATAATATCTTTAAACATTCCTAAGCGTTTGGCGTTTCCGAAATTTTCTTTACGAATAGAATTCACTCGTACGCTTGGCTCAATCTGGTATCGATAACCGCTATCTTTGAAGATAGCCTCTATATACACTTCAAAACGATGTGATCCGTTGAATTCGGTATAACAATTTGAATGCTCAAAGTCATAGAAGAATTGGTGAACGGCGTCGAAGGAAACAGAAAGATTTTGCCCCTCGTCCCGAGGCTTGGCATAAACGATAGTAAAAAATTCACCGTCAAGCTCAAATTTCCAGCCACGGTCAATTCCGAATAAAACATTATCATTTGAAATAATAGTGCCCGAAACGGAACGCTCACCGTTTACGGCATTTTTGACCGTGAATTCAACTTGTGCTCCAAAACCTTCGCCGTGCTCATTATAAAATGTAAGCAATGTTTCCCTCCTTCCTATTTGTATAATTCTTTAAATCCGAGTATTTTGATTGTGCCTTTAAAATTTGAAGACCACGGGATTTTTTTATTCGCTTTTGGTTTAATCACGAAATACTCGAAATTTGTCCGATTATTGACATTATCACCAATAGAACCAGTATATAATCGTGTTTCTATCCCCATTAGCATTATTTTATCGCCGGCTTGAATAGGCGTTTGGGTATGATTATACGTAAATCGTCGCCCGTCAATCTCAAGAAAGAAATTCGTTTGTTGAGAGTTTGCGGTTAATTCAACAATAAACGGTACTTCTAACTGACTAAGTGTAGCCGTTCCCGCATAATCAAACGTATTTGTCGAAAGCGTGAGATCCTTCGGTACTGTTTCGCCATACGGCAATTCCGAAGTCACAAAATTAAAAGAAACGTTATACTTCAATCCAGCAGAAGATTTTCCGATGAATTCATATTCAACCGAACCATTATTGACGACCTTATAACGATATTTCCATGCCCTATGAGGTATCATTCCGAGGTTTAATTCGCCCGTTGTTTGTCCGGCTAACTCGAATTCGTATAAATCATCACGCTCGGGGTGCATTTTGGTAATGTAAAAACCATCATCCCCTAAGACGTGCCGGTTTAATTCGTCTTTTTTATCAAAAAAGGCTTCCATCGTCGGGACGGTAAGCCTTGCTTTTACTTCTATTGTTTTTTCGGTATAGGTCAAGCCGTCAAAAATTCGACCATTGCGACCTTTTACCGTTCGTGTCGAAATATCCACGGCCGGGGAAGAATCATCGACCGTGATATTATATAAGCCCAGCTCGGATAATCTCCGAGCCTGACCGTCTTTTTCAATCAATAAATCCATGAGCCCCCCTTACGCGAAATATTCAGAAAGTGCTTGTTGTCTAGCGTCTTTCTCTTTGATTGTTGTATAAATCTTGTCGCCCACAATTTCGTTATGGACTTCAAACTTACGTTCAGATAATTGCGAGTTCTTAACGTCGTCGCTCAAGTTTTCAAGTGAAGAACGAACGCCCGCACTTGTAACGCTTGCTGACGTAGTGAGTACGCTATTTGTTTGGTAATCTTGATCGGTGATAGCTTGCGCGTATTGTTTCGATACGTCGTTAATATCTTTCACCCAGCTAGACATACCATTATAAAGCCCTTCACCTGTGAAGCCCCCTATCTTATCCATAACCCGTGAAGGTGAATGAATAGAAAGAGCAGCCCGCATAGTTCTAGCAATATTTGAAGCGATACTACTAGCTAGCGAATATAAAGATCCAGCCATTGAAGCAAGACCATTATATAGACCGATTCCAGCATTATAACCGACGCTATTTAACATTCCCGGAAGGCTTCTAAACGTTGCGGTAATATTATTGTTCGCGCTGGAAGCTAGCGACGTAACGCGAGAAAGTCCCGATTGCATTGTGCTAACAAAGGAGTTCATTCCGCTTGTTGCGCTTGTTGTGACATTTCTAAACGTTTCATTAAACGTTTTAGCCATCTGCGTTCCGCTTTGAGTGCTAACTTGTGAAATTTTATCAAGTCCAGTTTGAACCGCTTGAGCCGTTGCTTGCATAGCTTTCGTAACGGTATTTTGCATTTCTTGATAATTTTTAGCTACCGATTGCGATAATTGCGCGCTTGATTGTTCTGCACTTTGTGAAACGCGATTGAAATCAGATTCAGCGCTTGTTGCTAGCGCATTTGTCGCGACTGCTGCGCCCGCTTGCATTTGTTGGAAATTGGAAACAACTCCAGAGTTTGCAATAGAGGCGTTCGTGTTCGCGGTTGTCGATACGCCAGCCGTACTTGCATTGGCATTATTAAGTAACTGATCTAGTTGATAGCTTGCGTTTGCGTTTAAATCGCTAACATTTGAAACAACATTTGAACTCATGGTGCTCGTTTGTGCCGTCGCGTTTGTTTGCGCTTGTGTAAACGCTAAGTCACTATTTGTTGCGAATTGTTGAGCTTGCAAAGTCCCGATTGCGTTCATAAGACCAAAGTTAGACGATACGTTTTGTTGCATCGTCGTAGTCTGAGTTGTAGCGCTGTCGGTAATACCTAGCATATTGTTGTTGACGTCCATCAACATAGCGTCCGTGGACGTGGTAACGCTCGACTGCATTTGTTGGTAATTCGTACTTACGCCCGTATTTGCAAGGAAAGCGTCCGCGGTAATTTTAGCCGTTGTCGTTCCGCTTCGAGCTTCGATATGGTCCGATGTCGCGCTGATTGTTGCTTGAACCTTCGCTCCACCTTCTTCAGACTTACCAGAAATAAAGTCCCAAAGACCGCCGAAGAAGTTCCCTACTGCTTCGGCTACGCCTTTAAACGCGTTCGGAATGAATTCGAGCGCCGCTTTTCCAAATCCCATGATAATTTCGCCCGCTGCTGCGTATATCTTCGGTAAGCCCATAATAATAGACGCGACAAGCTGAACGATAAGCTGAATTCCGGCCATCACCAGTTGAGGCAAGGCGCTAAAGAATCCATTTGTCAATTCTTTTATAATCTGCCAACCGCTTCTATAGATTTGTGGTAAGGCTTGAATTAAACCTTGAACCAATGTAACAATTAAACGAATACCACCTTGCAAGATGGTCGGCAAGTTTTGGATAATCGTTTGGATGAATCCGACAATAACTTGTGTCGCAATCTGAATAATCGTCGGCAACGCTTGAACGATACCTTTTACGACATTCATTAAAATTTGAATCCCTTGTTCTAAGATCTGAGGGAAATTCGCTTGCAAGTTACTGATAAAGTTCGTCACAATTTGTTGAGCTGTTGAAAGTAATTGCGGGATATTTTGCAAAATACCTTGTGTCACGTTTACTAATAATTGCATACCGATAGAAAGTAATTGCGGTAATGCTGATAGTAACGTATTTACAAGCGTTCCGATAATCGTTATCGCTGAAGATATTAAAGAGCCGGAACTTTGCCCTACCCCTTGCACTAAGCTAGCGATAAGCTCAAGACCAGCGTTTACAATCACCGGGAACATTGTCGCGAATGCTTGCGCCAGTTTTGCGATTAAGTCCGCACCCAATGAAATCAAAGCCGGAATTTGTGACGTGATACCCGAAACAAGATTCTGAATAATTTGTGGTCCTTTAGTCGTTACGGTATTTAGTAACTGATCTATTTGATGTCCGAATTGGTAGTTGATTAAACCTAAACCGGCGACAACAAGCCCGAGAATAGCTGCTGGACCAATAGCAGCAAGAGCGACTCCCATAACTGAAGAAATTCCGCTTGTCATCATACTTAAAATCGAAATGCCTTGTGAAGCAGCACTTCCGATAGCACCCGGAATTCCCATCATTTTGCCCGCGAAGTTAGATACTAAACCGCTAGCCGTTTTTAATGCCCCAGATGAAGCACTTCCGAATTCTAGCGTTTTAGAAGCAGCAAACCCCAATCCTTTAGAGAGTGAGGAAAGATTGCTAACCGCTGGACCAAACGCGAAAGCACCTACCAAGCCCATAATGGCTGGTTCTAAACTAACCATTATATCTTGAAATTTACCCACTTGCTCCTCGGTCATTTTTGTTCCGTTCAAAAACTGATTAAGAGCTGGATTCAATGAGTTTAAAGCGTCAAGGAATGTTTGTAAACCCTTAGATTTGGAAATTTTATCCACTAACTTATCAACGTATTTTACTAGCGTTGTAAGCAGCGGCAAGACTGCCGTCCCGACCTTAATTTGTAACGTTTCAAATGAACCATTCAAGGCCTCGATAGCCCCTTTTAAGTTGTTCAATTTTTCCGCCGCTACTTGCGCCGCTGTTACTTTATCGATAGCGGCTTGCATATTGTTTGCGCCGTCTGCTCCCTCGTTCATCGCGATAGTTGCAGCACGCACCGCGTCCGTACCGAACAACGTCTTCAAGGCCATTTGTTTTTCTGCGTCCGTTAAATGTCCCA